AGAAAAAATGGTTTCTGTCGGGCCGCGGCAATCTCCTCCAGGGCGGTCTTGGGTTCCTCGGGCTCGTTGGCCTTGGCAAGGCTATCCGCCTCCTTGGGGACCGCCTTGAGCGCGCCCTTGGCCGGGGCCGGCTCGGCCTTGAGCTTTTCGACTTCGGCGGCCAGGGCCTCCTTTTCGCCGGTGACCTTGGCCAGGTCGGCCTTGGCCGCATCCAGGTCCGCGGCGGCCTTGGCCAATTCCTCATTAGCCGCCGATCCACGCCGATCCGCGCCGATAACCTTCTCCGCGGCGCAGTCGGCGCCCAGGGAAACGGAATGGTCATGCACCGCCTGGATGTGTTCCATGTCCGCGGCGGAATGACGCGCCCCGGCTTTTTGTAGGGGCGGCGTTCCGCCGCCCGGGGCGGGTTTAAAACCCGCCCCTACAATTTTACTCAGGTCGGCGAGCAGCTCGTCCACCTCTTCGGCGGCCATCGCCTTGAGGATCTCGCACCCCGAGGCCAGCCACTCCTTGAACTGCCCGGGGAGCGGGGAGTCGTCCATTTCCTGGGCCGCCTCCCAGTCAATGCTGTTGGCCACGTTGGTGAGGCTTTCGATCATCTGCGCAAACCAGCTCACGGTATAAAGGCCCTTTTGCATGGCGGGATGCGCTTCGCTTTCCCGCCCTACACTTTCCCGCCCTACGCTTTCCGTCACTACGTTTTCCGGCCTTAAAGCTTTCTCGGCCGAGGGCGGGCCCTCCTTGTCGATCTTGTCCTTCCAGGCGGCGATGATCTTGCTCTTGATGGACTTCAGGTCCGCGGCGTCATACTTGGCGGCGTTTTTGCCCTTGTTGATGTAGTTCCAGGCCGCCCGGATATGCTCCACGGTGTCGATGGGGTATTTTTTGTTTTTGGCGTCGGCGAACTTGACGTCCCCGTATTTCTTCTCGCCTTCCTCGGGTTTGACATCCTTGCGCTCCGCAACCTTTTCAAACTCCTTCTCCACCTCGGAGCCGTCGGCCTTCACCAGGGTGAAGCGGGCGGTGGGGACGCAGGGCTTGTCGGCCAGGGACAGCTCCACGGGTTTGGCGGCGTAGCGCACGTGGATGCCGTCCGGCTTCCGCCAGGCGTAGGAGCCGCCGAAGGAGAGGCCGGTATAGACGCCTTTGGCCAGCTTCGCCTTCTCCTCGGTGTCCACCACCTGGCCGCTGACTTCGACGCGCTTGGCCGCGTCGTTGAAGATGACGGCGGTGAGCAGGCCCGCGGCCCGTTTGGGGTCGTGCATGGCCCGGAGGTTGCCCCGGGATTCGCCGCCGCTATGTTCATAGGAATCATCCGACCAGGCTTTGATTAAAGGCTTACTGGCCTCGTAGTCGAAGATCTCCCCGGCCTGGTCGGGGATCTCCTCCGCGGCGATCCCGGTGAACTCCCCGGTGGCTTCATTGACCTTGACGAATTGGGCGAACATTATTTTGTGCATAAAACCTCCAAAAGATGGTTTTTCGTTAGTTGTCAGTTGCCAGTTCCCAGTTCCTTTTCTTTTACTTTTGCCTTTACTGGCAACTGGTAACTGGTAACTGAGAAATAAGCCTAATATCCCGGCACTCCGAACCGGCAGGTTCCAGAGGGATCTGGCACACCGTTATGATTGACAACGCCCCACCGAGTGCCCACATAAGCATTTATTGCAGGGACAATGACACTATTAGCCAAAGCATATGCTCCCCCGGAAACACCGCTGGTTGGATGAGTGTAATCGCTCAGAATGTAGGTACCATTTTCTGCGGGGTAGGTGCCCCAATTAGCCACAGCGTACGCCGACGTATCAGCAAGACCATCGGCGTAAGTTTGATAGTTGCTCGTGATTAGAGTATTATAGCTATTTCGCCAACTTTCATTAGCTGCCCACCCGCCTGCGGTGTGCAACCCCCTCGGTAACATTGTGCAAACTATTACGACATATCCGGCCTTTCTCCTATTCTGACAAAAAGCTGTTAACGCTGTATGGGCTGCTGTGTAAGTCTGATATGGACTACACCAACAATCATTAGTTCCTGCCCAAACAATACAATAATTCACCATTGCACTTGAATCATAAAGTGTATCAACAACCCCTACCCCTTCGTCGGCTTCCATTGAAGTAGCGTAGGGCGACTCCCCATTAACGACCTGCTCTCCGCTAATTCCCTGGTTTCCATAACGAGGCCGGGGAGTCATTAATGAATGTATGTAGGGAGGGGTGGTTCCTGATCCGCAGGGGATAGAATCGCCGGTAAGAGTGAGTTTGGCAGGGTTGGCGGTTGCGGGCAACCAACCGCTCAGACTCATCGCCGGATAGCGAGGCCAGCAATTAAAGTTAGCAAGCGTCCCCGTGCTGCTAACTGTCACCATAGCAGTGGTGTTGGTAATGCCAAATGTCGGAATGGGGGTGGTGGCCTGATTAAAAAAATCGTGGTACTTGGTGCCATTAACTAAATCCATAACGTTCTCATAATCACAAATGACCACTATTCTATAGGAAGTCCCAACATTGAAGGTGGGGTTATAGGTGTTACCGATTTGGGTGAGGACCCCGGCTATATCAGTAAATATCTGGATCGTACTGGTACTGCCTTGAACGCACCGGCATATCCAACGGTTATTGACGTCCTGGTAGCGAAAGGACAACTCCATAGTTTCGCCACTTGCGGGAGTCCAGGTGACTTCCACCATGGCGTCCTTTGTCATGGCTTGCGTCGCACCCGAAGATGGGGATGCTGTAGAACTGGTCGCCAGGCTGTTGCCGGTCCAGGTAATGCCATCATTAAACTGAGTCAGGTCTAAAACGGCAACGTCACTTACACTAAACGGGAGATTATAGTTGCAGATGCCAGGATACAAATTAGATGATCCCGTCGAGTCAACCCACAAAAGAGTCGGCTTTGAACAAAGGCCATCGAAGCCCAGAACGTAGTAGCCGGAAGCTCTATAAACCACCATATACTGCTGATAGGCATTAGGATAATTATTGTCGATAGATGTGCCTCCGCTGTAAACACTGAACATCTGTGGAGCTACGTAGTAAGAGGAGCCTCCTGTATTGGTTAGTTGTGCCCCATAAGACAGCACGCCAGCAGAGGTGGAGCTGGCCCAGCCGTACATGCCGTTCAAGCCAGAAGCCATTGTGGGATTAACTCTAATCCTGAACGCCGTACCCGCTGCCCTGGTGATCGGGTTATTACCTGACGTTGATTTGTAAACTATCACAGGAATACCCCATGATGGACTCGCCAGGCCCCCGGTACAAACCAGGACACCACCGGAGATAGATAACTCGCTGTTTGTGTCATGGACAACCCGAGTATAAACGCCGGCGTCGTCAGTTCCAGGAAGGGCAACCTGGAAAGTGTCGTGAAGGATGTAGGTAACGGCCCATGATGGACTTACCAGGACCAGAACCAAACCAATTATCAGAAGGAGTCTTTTCATAGCGTCCTCTTAGGGCGTCCAGGTGCCTTGAGCACCGATAATTACCCAGGTGTTTACTGAAGAAGCTGAACCAATAAGCTGTATTGTCACGGTTGCATAAGTTTCCGCCGCCTGTGAATCATATAACGTCTGCCCTGCCGTTCCGTTAGCGATAAAATTGCCACTGCCAGGGTTGATAGTTAAAGTATTGGCGTTGTTTTTTACAAACGTATATTGCAGTGGCGGGACAGATGAACTTATATCGGCAGCTAAATTGCCAGTTGGCAGGGAGTACGTATTGGTAGCCGAGCCGGTCTGAACGAAGGTTTGCAGGCTATTAGCAGCCGTCAATGAGACGGCATTAGTGCCGGAAGCTGAACTGGTGACACCTTGAGGGCCTCCGCCATTGGCCGCAGGGAGGACGCCGGAAACACCTGTTGACAGGGGCAGGCCGCCGCAGTTTGTTAAAGTGCCTGAGTATGGGGTCCCCAGCACAGGAGCCGTCAAAGTCGGCGAGGTCAGCGTCTTGTTGGTGAGGGTCTGCGTGTCGGTGGTGCCGACAATGAGGCCGCTGCCGGGAAAGGTTTCTCCGGTGACTGATCCGGCTGCGCCGGTGGTGCTCTGGTTAAACGTCGGCCAGGTCATCCCGGAGCCAAAGCTCTTGTTCGATAGAGTCTGCGTATCGGAGATTCCTACGAGGCCGCTGGCTGGAGCGGTTAAGCTGGTGCCCCAGGCCGAGCCGGTTGAGACTCCAATGCCGGCGCCGGGATAGACCATGTTGCCGGCGGGCAAATTCGTGAGCAAGGCGCCGCTCACCGCAGGAAGTTGAGCACTTCCATTGAGAGCAATAAGGTTCCCAGCCGAAGTCCCCACCGTATAGGAAGCGCCCCAGCCAGAGCCGGTAGAATTGGGGACGCCGGCGCCGGGATAGACCGGCGGGAGAGGCGGGTTATATGGCCCCGCCGCCACACAGATAATCAACCCGGCGATCAGCAGACCCAGTAATGACCTCTTGCGCATGATGACCTCCTAAATATAGGGGATAGGGGTTAGGGGATAGGGGTTAGAAAACCCAACCCGTGGTCCCTACGATTTGCTGGTCCCTAATCCCTGATCCCTGCCTTTCTGACCCCTGGCCCCTGCCTTACATGTACCACATGACCGTCAGGACCCAGGTGGTGTCGGAGATGACGCTGATCGTGGCCAGGGCCGGATAGGTCGTGACCCCTCCGGCGTAGAGCGGCCCTATGTAGAACATGGGCGGGTTGAAGTAGCTCCCCGAGCCGTCAAGAACATCCGCCGACGGGATCATGGCGGTGCCCCCGTTGAAGTTGACCCACAGGTTCGCCCGGGGTGAGAAGTTCACCCACCTGGCCCCGGCCGGCACCGTGATGGTCTTGGCGGTGTTCGCCGTCAGGGAATGGTTGGTGATAAACTGGCTGGCGGCCGGCACCAGGGTGGTGGCATGGCCCAGGCTGCCCGGCATCATCTCGAAGGGGATCATCTGGGGAGCCGACGCCGCCTGCGCCCCAGGAACCTGGAAGGCCCCGATGACGATCATCAGTGCAATAATGATTAGCTTTTTCATACCTTTGCTCCTCTTAGTGTCCCGTTTTCCGTTTTCCGTTTTCCGTGTAGGGGCGGGTGTAAGGGCCTACAGGCCGAAGGGTTTTGTTACCCTTCCCTGCCAGTTGGCCCCCATTTCCACACACTCGCTTTCCAGATGGATGGCGATGATTTCCGGGATCAAATGGCGCTTATCCCTGGGCCATTGCATGGCAAACAGCATATCGCTCCTGGCCGCGGTGGTATGGTGCTCGGGATAATGGAAGACCCCCGATCCCTTGGGATTCCATAATTGAAAAAAGCCGATGGGCACATAGCCGTCCCGGTCCAGCCTGGCGATGCGGACGGCCAGCGGGAAGGGCCGGGGATGGACGAAGATCTCCCATTCGTGCTGGAGAGGCGGCGCGCCCAGGAACTTGACCCAATCGCCAAAGCTCTTGCATTCCATGCGGTCGATGCCGTAGAGGCTCGCCGGATCCAGGGAGATTCTTTCCAGAAAGGTCCTGGTCCGGGGCGGCAGGTAGATATCGGCGTCCAGGTGCGCCACCCAGCCGTCTTTGGCCAATTTCGACAGGCCGTAATTGATGCCCTTGGCCTTGTTAAAGGCGTCGTCATTCCGGTGCCAGTCATAGGTGGGGTAACACTCGACGTGGTAATAGGCGCACAACTGCTGCGTGAGCTTATCGTCTGGCCGGGTGACCACCACCATGCGGTTGAAGTGCTGCTTATTGGCCGGCAGCGTCCAGGCCAGGTAATCGCCATACGAGACGCAGGTGACCACCGCCTCGATCTTGAGGTTCACGGGCGCCGGCGGCGGCCCCGGCGGGTCAGGGTGGGGATATTCCTTTTGCATAGTCCCTCTGGTTTTTTTCTGTTTGCCCTTTGCCTTCCGCCGCCGGCTCATCCGGCGGCGCTTCCTCTTCCGGAAGCGTTTCCCCTTCCGGAGACGCCACAGGCGAGACGCCTGTGCCACTACCCTCCTTGCCGATCTCGCTCACCAGCACCGCCCCCTGGGCGGTCATGATGAAATCCGGGGTCCCGTCGTTCTCCAGGCCCCGGGAGGCCCGGATCTCGCTACGGAGCCGGATGCCGTTCCGCGCGTCCAGGTCGTCGATCTGGGCCTGCACCTGGGGGTCCATGGCGCTGTCCTGCATCCAGGCGAACTCCACCTGGTCGAACCCGAAGCCCTGGAGGGCGTAGTTGATGAAGTCCGCCATCCATTCCATCAGGGGCGCCAGGCCCTCGGAGAGCGCCGCCTCCTGGGCGGTCTCCGCGGTGGCCCGATTTATAGTTTGCACAAAGGGTTGGGGCGACACCGAAAAGGCGTAGCACACCACCCGGGCGAACCATTCGTCGATGGGGGACTTCAGATCCCCCTCCTTCATCAGGTGCGGGGTCATGCCGTGGGGCACCCATTTGCCCCGGCGCCGCTGGGCGGTGTTGCCCGCGTGCAGGGCGTCCCAGTATTGCTGGAACTCGGCGATTTGGGCGGTGGACCAGTTCTCCGGCACCTCCATCAGGGCGTCGGGCAGGTTGCCGTCGGTGTAGTATTGCAGGAGGTGCATCTGGCGCCGCAGGATGACGTTGGTGATGATGATGATCTGCTCCACCGGCGAGAAGCCGTAGATGCGCCAGCTCAAAAGGTTGCGGGGATAATAGAGCAGCTCTTCCCGGGTGTAGTCGGTGGCCGGCAGTCCCTTGATGATCTGCTGATAGGCCGGGGCCGGAGGGAGCGGGGTGCGCCCCCATTCGTCGATGACCGGGCGGATGGTGGCGCCGTCCACCACCTCCAGGGCGTAGAGAGCGCCCCCGCGGGTTAGCCTGGGATAGAGGGTGGGCGCGTCGATCACCAGCATGTCTTCCAGGAGCATCCGCATCCAGGCGTTGAAGGAGTGCATCCCGTCGGGGCGGCGCAAAAGGGCGGTGGCCGCCTTCACCTGGCGCTGGGACTCCGGCGAGGCGTCTTTAGAGGCTTTCAACTTTTTGCCGGTAGGATCTATGGGCGAGACGGTCCAGTCCATCTTGGCGATCTGGTCCTTACGGGTCTCGATCACCAGGCGCACCAGGTCGCAATTCTGGGCCAGGTTCCTAAGGTCCAGGAAGGAAACCGGCAGATCGCCCCGGGGGGTGACCAGCAGGTTGTAGCCCACCGGGTAGTCGAACTGGCGGCCGGCGGCTTCCGGGGGCGCCAGGGGCGGCAGCGGCCAGCCGGGGCCGAACCAATCCTTGCTGGGGTCCGGCTGCCCGGGCGCGGTGCCGGTGCCGGTGGGCGTGAAACGGCGCCCCGCAGCCCATTGGGCGGCGCTGATGAGGTCGGGCGAGATGGGGCTGGATTTGGGTTCTTGAGCCATTTATAACTCTTTTCCCGTTTACCGTTTTCCGTTTTCCGCCTCAGCTAGCAGAGGCTCTTTCACAGCGGGGCCTTGAAATTCAAAGGTTACATCACCAATTTCGAGCCGGAACGCTTTATGGTAAAAGCCAGAAACTGTTGTATGAACAGTCTCCTGATCTTTTTAGTTCCTCAGCTGCTCTTCAAGATGCTTATACTGGCGATAGTTAAGTCCTAAATAGAAATCCATAAATCCTCCTTCAGTTCCCGCCTTTCACGGGAAACGGAAAACGGAAAACGCTCATCCGTGCAGCCTGCGCTCCTCGGCCGCCATGTTGTCGAACTCCCCTTTGTAATAATCGAAGATTCCCATGCCGGCGCCGCCCTCCAGGAGCCTCACCGCGCCTTCCAGGGCGTCGGGGCCGTCGTCGTGGACGGTCTTGGCCGGAAAATAGAGGAGCTGCTCCAGGAGCAGGTCCTGGTTCCCCTGGCCCCGGCAGAAGCGGATCTGGCCCCGCTCCACCAGAGCCGATAGCCGGGAAATCCGGGTCTCCTTGGCGGTCTTGGCGGTGACGCCCCGGACCGGCAGGATGACGCCCCGCTCTTTACTCAGCCGGTCAAACTCCCGCAGCAGCAGTTTCTGGAAGAGGTTGTCCTCCACGCCGAAGAGCCAGTAGTTCCATTGCTCGTGGCGGATGAAGGCGGCGCGCAGCGCCTCGTCCAGGGTGCCCCGGCGGATGTAGGCGTCCAGGACGTAGAAGATCATCTCCCGGCGCTCCAGGCCCACGGTGAGCACGGCCTTGTAATCCGAGGTCTCGCCAATGCCGATGGAAGGATCGAAGAAGCCGGCGACGATGAGATCCATACCGGTGAGGGCGGCGGGATGGTAGAAGCGAAACCAGGCCTCCTGGAAGAACCCTTCCTCGTCCACGGGGTCGTTCTGCTTCTCCCGGTTGAAGGCGAGCGACCCCATGAGGCGCTTCTGCTCCAGGAGCGTGGCCACGGGGTGGCGCCCTGGCCAGAGGGATAAAAGACCGTTTTCCGTTTTCCGTTTTCCGTCAGGGCCAGGTCTTCATTTAAGGCGCGGTAAAGGCACCGGGTCCAGTGGCGCCAGGGCTCCTCCTCCGAATGTATCGCGGTGTAGAGGGCGCTCTTGCGGGCCAGTATGGTGCCGATCCAGAAGAGCGAGCCCGAGGCCTCGATGGCGGGATAGACCGCAGAGGTGATCCAGGAGAGCAGCTTCTTGACCAGTTCCGGGGAGCGGGCCTGCTGGTCGTTCTCCACGTCGTCCAGGATGATCAGGTCCGGGCGGTGCTGTTTGTGCTTCAGGCCGCGCAGGCGCTGGCCCCGGCCCCGGGCCTTGAGCCGGACGTCGGTGAGGGTGACGAAATCGTCCACCGCCCAGTGGTCCCGGACCAGCTCGCCGAAATCGCACTTGAGGCGCTCGTTGTGGAGCAGCTCCAGGTAGAGATAGCCGGTGAGGTCGCTGGCCAGGTCCTCGGTGTCGGAGGCAATGATGATGAAGTGGCGCAGGCCGTGGCAGATCTGGTGGAGCACGTAGCCGAAGGAGGTGATGGTGGTCTTGGCGAACTCCCGGGGCGCGGCCACGACGACGGGGGTTAGGGCCAGGGGATTCGCTGTAGGGGCGGCGTCTCGCCGCCCCGGGCCGGGCGACCCGGCCCCTACAATTTTCGCAAAACGCCCTGTAGGGGCGGCGTCTCGCCGCCCTGGGCGGGGCGACCCCGCCCCTACATCGCCGGGGGGGCGCTCATCCAGGAGCGCCACGAGTTCGTGATAAAAGGATGCAAACTC